TCGACGGGGGCCGTGTGCGCTCCAGGCTCCTCCTGCTGGACCCGGATGGTGGCGCTGCGGGCCGCCTCTTGGGGACTCATCCCCAGACCCCGTTGGCGCTGGTACTCCTGGGCGTAGATGCGGCGGGCATCCTCGCGGGCGGTCCGGGCCTCCCGAAACTCCTGGGTAGCGCGGGTGGCCGCTGCCTCCTCCCGGGCCAGGGCCTCCCGGGCCTCCTTGGCCTCGTCGGCCGCGCGCTGGGCTGCATCCCGGCGGGCCTTCTCCTCCTGCTTCTGCTGCTCCATCTGCTGCTTCTTCAAGCGCAGGGTCTCCGGGTCCTGGTCGGGTCCGCCCAGCTCCCAGTAGGCCATCGTGAAGGACACCGCCTCCTGCAGCTCCTCCCCCTCGATGCCGGCCCGCTGCAGTTGCTTGGCAAGGTCGGAGGGGGTGAGGGTTTCGCCCCGCCGCTTCTTCATCATGGTGTACTGGACGCCCAGGTTCTGCGCCCGCGTCGAGGGGGACAACGGGGTGTCCGCGTCCATGGCCTTCAAGGCCCGGTCATGCGCCCCGATGTAGTAGTCATAGTCCGGGGTGTTCTGCAGCTCCATGTAGGCGTTCCGCCACGCCTGCGGGTTGGGCTCGTACTTCCCGTCCTTGAAGACGTAGGGGTCCTCCACCTTGAAGCCCCGGGCGCGCAGCTCCCGCCGGATGACCTCTTGCCGGGGGTCATCATAGGCGCCGGCCAGCTCGGCCCGCTCCAGTTCCAGCTTTGCCACCCGGCGGCGGGCGTCCAGGACCTCCTCCTCGAAGTCGGCCCGCTGGTCGTTGCGGTAGGCCTGGGCGGTCCGGGCCTCTTCGTACCTGGTCCGGGCGACGTCATCCTCCACCTGGCTCGGGTCGCCCGTCTGCCGCACCACGGCCAAGGCCGCGTCCAAGGCCTCCTGGCCGGTGGCGAAAGCCGAGGCGTCCAGGCTTTCCGCCCGCGCGTTCAACAGCTTGGCCTGGGCCTCATCCTCGGAGGCCTCGGCCCGCTCCCGGAGCTGGGTGGCCGTCAGGCTGCGGAGGTCCACCACCCGCTGGCCCGCGAACCCTCCCCGGATGCCGGACGGGCCGGCCATGAACGCCGCCTCGAGAGCTTCGTCCCGCTGCTCCTGGGCCAGCGCAAGCTGTTCCTGCATCTGACGCGGGACACCGGTGGCGGGTGCCCTGGCCTGGTCTGCGGCCCGCCGGATTGCCTCCAGGTCCTTGTCCCCCAGGCGGACCTTTGCAATTTCAATATCCTCCAACACCTTCTGGGCCGCGCCCGGGTATTCCTTGATGAGCCGAAGCGCCTCTTTGACCGCGCTCGGCTTCTGGCCGCTTCGCAGGTAGTTGTTCAGGTCCGCCCGCGCCTCGACGGGCAACGTGGACGCGCGGACGGCGGCCGCCTGGGCTGCCTCCCGCGCCTGCACGCCCATGCCCCGGAGGGCCAGCTCCTGCTCAATGAGCTTCTTGGCGGTCCCGAAGTCCTGGGGAGGCACCCGGAAGGCATCGGCCAGGGCCGTCAGGGTCTGACGCTCCGTCGCGATGAGGCTGTCCAGGTACTGGATGCGGTCCTGCTCCCGCTGGACTGCGGCTTCGATGGCCTCCACCCGGTAGACGGCGGCCAGCGTGCGGGCGTAGCGGTCGAGGTAGGCGGGGCGGCGCCCCTTCGTTGGGTCGGCCATTAGTTCTTGCTCCGCATGGTGTACGCCCGGCCACCGGGCGCGTCCATCTGGTTGATTGCGTCCTCGGCGGTCCCGGCCTGGGCCTCGGCCTGGATGCGGGCCAACTCCGTGTCCATCTGGTAGCCCGCGTACTGGGAGCCCACATCACCGACACCCGCAAGGCCGAGGGACACCGCCTGGGCGATGCCCTGGGCGCGCATGGCCTCCGCCTGCTTCTGCTGTGCCCGGAAGGCATCGATGCGGGCGCGCTCGGCCTCCCGCTCGGCCCGGTCAATCTCTTCCACGGCCAGGTTCTGCTGTTGCCGGACCTGGCGCTCCGCCTGGGCCTCGGCCATCTCCTGCAAGAAGACCTCCCGCCCGGACACCGCACCGGCCGCCCCGCGCGCTGCGGCCTGCTGCAGGGCTGCGGCTTCCATCTCCCGCTGCGCCCCGGCCTGCTCTGCCAAGAAGCGCTGTTCCAGGCCTCCCCGCTCCCGCTCGGTGAGGCCGAGTTCCCCGGAAGCCTGGCGCCGTTCCAGCTCCCGAAGCTCCCGCTCCTCGGCCTCGGTGAGGCGCATCTTCTTGCCGGCGCGTGCGGCGCCGATGCCTTGGAAGATTCCCCCCAGGGCCTGGGCTCCTCCCAGGGCGATGAGGCCGGCGGTGATGGGTTCCATGGGCGTCCTCTAAAGGTAGTAGGCTTCGAGCGCGATTCCCCAGTTCACGAGGCCGCACCGGTCGGAGAGGGAGTGAACGGCCAGGCCGAAGGTTGTCACCGTCGGGGAGGTCACGTCCAGGGCAAAGGTCCCTTGCTTGGCCCCGTAGCCCGCCGCCACCACGAAGGGGCGGTTGAGGCCGAAGGGGTAGGCCGAGGTGAACCCGTCGTTGACGTTGCGCGTCTCCTGGGCACGGCTTTGGTAATTGGCCACGGTCGCGGAGTTGAAGGTCCCGGTGTAGGGGATGATGTAGACCCGGCGTTGGGCGGCGGAGACCTGGTAGCTGGCGGCGGAGTTGTCCCGGCCGTTCTCCAGTTCAAACCAATAGTGGAAGAGGCACCGGGCCGGGGAACGCACGTCGAAGCTGATGGCGGTCTGCGGGAAGGGGTGGGACTGCTCCGAGTCCTGGCGGCCGTTCCCGCTCAACGCCTTGGTGGCGAACTGCAGCCGGATGCCGGCGCCTCCCGCCCACTGGCCGCCCTGGTGCCCGGTGACCCCGTGCTGCAGGCCCTTGATGGGGTCGTAGACCGGCGCCTGAATGTGGCGGGTATCAATCCATTCCGAGGCCTCGAAGTCCCCGGCCACAATGCCCTGGTGCAGGTACACCCGAAGGGCCTGGCTATTGCCTTCGAGGTTGGCGGCCGTCAGGGTGGTGCCGTCCGCGAAGGTGGTGGGAGGGGTGTACGCCATTTACTTCACCCGCATGAACATGGCCTGGAGGCTGCCGTCTTGCACGTCCAGCTCCGCCGAGGCGGCTACGGAGTCGTTGCGGAGCAGGTAGTTGACCCCGGCCGCGTTGTAGGCGCCGAAGGGTCCAGAGAAGACCACCCGCAGACCGTAGACCGTTTGGGAGCCGGTGCCCTGGGCGTAGTGCCAAGCGCCGTCTACGCTGCTCCACCCCACCACGTTCTCCGCGGGGGAGACCACCTTCCCCTCATCGGCCGCCGCTGCGTATTCCACTACGTTCTGGAGCACGCTGGTGCTCTTGCAGTTGGACAGGGCGTTCCCGCCCCGGACGCCCGTTACCACGGTGTTGAAGTCGCCCTGACCGGGGACGTTCACGAAGTTGGCCAGGGCGTTGGAGGTCACGTCCCACTGGAGCCAGAAGGCCCAACAGCCGTACCCGGAGAAGACGTTCTCCGTGGAACCTCCGCCGCCAGTGTGGGGGAAGGTGAAGAACAGGGCGCCCCCCAACCACGGGCGCGAGCCGGTCCAGCGGGGCCGGACGGAGAGGTCCCAGTAGACGCGGAGGATATCGTCTGCGGACAGGGTGAAGCCGGCGGCCCCCAAGGACAGGACCGTGTTGGCCGGCGTGGAGTCCTGCACGACGTAGGGGGACGCGCCGGTAGTCTGCCCGGTGTAGGTGTTGTACGCGGAATGCGTGAAGTCCGGGTAGCCGATGGCGGCCGTCCCGCCGCCGGCCATGCCGCCCACCAAGAACCGGTCCGTGCCGCTCTCAAACTGCGGGAGGTCGAAGGCCTGGTCCCGCGTGTTGAAGCTGTTCAGGGCGCCGGCTTGACTGTACTGGGTGAAGCGGTCGTTGAGGCTGGCCGCATCGATGGTGTCCCCGTCGAGGATGGGGCCTTGGGTCAGTCTGCTCATCGATACCTCCCGATGGCCAACCACCGGTTGTTCCACAGGTGGCCGTAGGGCACCTGGTCCCCGCCGCTGGTGGTCTCGGCCGCGTCCACGGACGGCTCCCCGTTGCGCCACTGGAGGCTGAGGGTGAGGTCCCCGGGCGGGAACAGCCCCGTGCCGAAGATGCGGGACGTTTGGTGGTAGCCCCCTCCCCGCCGCTCTCCGATGTTGACCCCATCCACCAGGATGCGGAGATTCATGTAGTTTGGGCTTCCGGGGAGGCCGTCATTGGCGCCATAGGCGAAGATGTTGTTGACGTAGACGTTGCAGCTCCACTCCACGAAGAGGGACCCGCCCTTGAACCCTGTGAGGGTTTCCTGGGTGAGGGTGCGCCACCCTCCCGCCGCCTTGCGGATGGTGCTGGACTCCCAGGCCGAGGACCCCACGCCGTCGTCTACTTCGTTCTCCTGCTCCCCCGTGGTGCCGGTCTGGTCATCGTACCAGACCTGGTGCAAGGCGTAGTCCTTCAACCGGCTGGCCTCGACAAAGCCGTCCGGCATCTGGGTGCGGTCCAGCGTGGTCATGCTGGACTGTTGCGCCCGCTGTTCTTCGTTGACCAGCTCGGGGGAGATGGACCGCCCGCTCCGGGCTTCGCTTTGCGTCCAATGCTTCGTCATGCCCGCACCCCCGCCACCACGCGCGTCCCCTTCGTGGTGTACTCATATTCGTATCCGACCAGCACCAGGTCCTCCGTCGTCTCCAACTCGAAGCAGAACCAAGCGGCGGACATATGCGCCACGGAGAAGCGGAGCGGGACAAGGCGGTCGATGCGGTAAGCGTTCTTCCCCAGGACCTCCGCGTCCAAGACCGGCTGGGGGGAAGCGTCGGGGGACTGGGCGGTGTAGGTCTGCTCCAGGGTCGGGACCAGGGAGAAGTCCTTGTAATGCCTCATTTGTACCTTCGGCTTCCCCGTGGTCATTACCCACACGGTGACGTATGAGACCTGCTTCTGCATCTGCGGGTCACCGAAGGCCATCCAGGCGGACCGATACGTCGAGGTGGGCGGGTCGTTCACGGTGAGGGTGGCGTCCACGTAGTCCGCGCCCATGGCCCGCTTCCCGGAGATGACGAAGAGGCCGCGCTGGGAGGTGCTGCCCCCGGTTTCGTTCCCGGTGTTGTGCCCGAAGATGATGGCCCCGCTGTAGAGCGTGGCGATGGCGCCCACGGGAAACCCGGTGCGGGTGGTCCACGGGGACAGGCTCTCCGCCCGCTGCAGCCGGTCCACGTGCAGGACCAGGCCGAGGTTGGGCCGGTCGTTGCCGTCCATCGGGACATACACGTGGTACTCCCGGGTCAGCTCGGAGAAGCAGCCTACGGCCCGGGGGTGACAGTCCGGGGTAATGCGGCGGATGAGGTCATCCTGGGGGACCGTCAGGTTCACCACCTCGTTGATGGCGCCGCCTGTGAGGCCTCCCAAGACCGCGTAGACGCCGTCCAGGGCCAGGAACACCACCCCGAGGCCGGGAACCGTCTGGATGCTGTGGGGCGCCCTGCAGGTCACGCCCTCCGTCAGGGTGGTGACCTGGAAGCCGGTGGCCGCCGTCCCCTGTACCACGTCAATCCCGTTCTCCCGGAAGACCAGCAAGGTATTGTAATTGCTGAATAGTGCGGTGATGGCACCGCCCCGGGCGGAGAGTTCGATGTAGGCATCCGCCGCAAACTGTTCGATGAGGCCGGCGGCCGAGTAGTACAAGGTCCGCCCGTCTTCGACGCCCCCATCCAGGAACAGGGAGCCCGCGAAGAGGGCGGAGAAGCGGGCGCGGGGCGCCGGGAGCGGACCCGTCGCAATCTCGGGGGACGGCTGGCCGAGGTTGGCCGTGCTCACCGCATCGAAGAACAACGGCTCCGTGTTGTTCCTGATGATGTCGATGAAGTAGAGGGTGGTGTCCCCGGGGCTGGTGGCGTCCCCGCTGTAGTTGGCCGTCCGGTACAGCTTGCGCGCGACCGTCCCCGGCGGCCCGGTGGGAATGTCCAGGGCGCAGGCATGGCGGAACCCGTCTGCATTGGCGGGGAGGCCCCACTGGGTGGACTGGACCGTAGACGTAGGCCCCTCGGAGCCGGTGTCCGTCACGAAGCTGACGGCCCAGCCGAACAGGGAGCGCTTGTCCCCGGCCACGGGCGATGAGCCGGTGTTCTTGGCAAAGCCGAGGCCCCACCGGCCGCCGTCAGGGATGGCCTGGCCGTCCGAGGGGCACCACAGGGTCACCGCCCCGTTCCCCGAGGCCACCGGCGGGTTGCTCGCCGGCGCTGCGGGGATGGGCTTGACGGTCCGGGGCTCCACGGGGGCCGGAAGGCCGTTGAAC